AAGAGGATGTACTGGAGCTTCTGAAGGAACGTAAGCGCCGGGACGAGGTCAATCGACTGAAGTTCTACAAGGCTTACGATTACCAGAAGAAGTTCCACGCCGAGGGCCTAGAGTGTCCTCAACGTATCCTGATGGCGGCTAACCGGGTAGGGAAGACCTTCTGCGGAGCCGCTGAGACCGCTTACCATATGACGGGTCTCTATCCCGATTGGTGGGAGGGGAGGCGCTTTGACAAGCCGGTGAGGGTCTGGGTGGCCGGTGAGTCGAATGATACGACGCGGGACATCATCCAGAAGGAACTATTTGGGTCTCCACAGGACCCTTCGATGCTAGGCAAAGGGGCTATCCCTAAAGACTGCATCGTGAACACAGTGCGTAAACCCGGAGTACCTAACGCTTTCAGTTCCGCCTTGGTGCGGCACGTTAGCGGAAACAACTCTCAGATCACCTTCAAGGCTTACGAGCAGGGGTTTGAGAAGTTCATGGGCGAAGCCATAGACGTGGTATGGCTGGACGAGGAACCGAGACAGGAGATTTTCTCCCAGTGCATTACCCGAACCGCAGATACAGACGGTATCGTGTATATGACCTTTACCCCGGAACGCGGCATGACCAACGTGGTCTCGGCGTTTATGAACGAACTGAAACCCGGACAGTCGATGACCACGGCGACCTGGGACGACGTAGAGCACCTAGACGAGAAGACAAAGGAGCAGCTACTAGCGGTATATAGCCCAGCAGAACGGGACATGCGCTCTAAGGGCATACCTGTGTTTGGCTCTGGTTTGGTCTTTCCCGTCGCTGAAGAGGACATTATCTGTGACGATTTTGAGATACCGTCTCACTATCTTTGCATCGCAGCCATTGACTTCGGATTTGACCATCCTACTGCTATTTCTTGGGTTGCGCTAGACCCAGACGACGACGTGATCTACGTCTACGACGAGTATCGGAGAAGTAAAGAAACACCATTGACCCACGCTGCGGTCTTGAACTCCAGAACGCCAGGTATGCCGGTAGCTTTTCCGCACGACGGCCTACAGCACGACAAGGGCAGCGGCGTACAACTAGCCCAGCAGTACCGAGACCTAGGGGTCTATATGCTGGCTGAACATTTTAGCAACCCACCAGCAGACGGAGCAAGCCGTGGCAATAACTCGATTGAAGCAGGTCTCAGCGAAATGCTACAGCGTTTTGAAACAGGCCGCTTGCAAGTGTTTAAGTCTTGCGTCGAAACTATGGAAGAGCTTCGTCTCTACCATCGCAAAAATGGCAAAGTTGTTCCGATCAAAGACGACCTAGTAAGCGCCATGCGCTACGCTGTGCTCTCGGTAGAGCGTTTTGGAGAAAAGCAGCGGAACAAAACGTCGTACCGTAAGTACAACTTTGACTCCAAAATTGAATACAACTCACCGGGAATTGTCTGATATGCCTATTAGAAAGGTCAAAGGTGGGTATCGTTGGGGAAGTAAAGGCAAAGTGTATCCAAGCCGAAAAGGCGCAGAGCGGCAAGCTAGAGCAGCGTACGCCAGCGGATATGGTAAAAAACGCAAAGGCAAAGGGAAGGCGTAAACATGGCAAAGCAAGGTCTCTACGCGAACATCAACAGGCGCAAGCGCAAAGGTATCTCCCGGAGCAAGAAGAAAAGCACGATCTCTCCTAAAGCCTATGCGAATATGAAAGCGGGCTTTCCTAAGAAAAAGAAGAAGTCCTAAGCATGGCGACTTACCTAGACGACCAAGAAATCATCTCTATCGTTGACAGCGAGATCAACGGTAGTTCCACGTTTCTCGACTCTGAGATCAGTTCTCAGCGCGAGAAATCTATGGAGTATTTCTACGGAGAGCCTTTTGGCAACGAAGAGGACGGTCGTTCTCAGGTAGTTGTCACCGATGTTCAGGACACTCTGATGTGGATGATGCCGTCGCTGATGCGCGTCTTCACCGCCGGAGACCGCGTGGTACGCTTTGTCCCAGAGGGTCCAGAAGACGTAGACGTAGCAGAACAGGCTACCAAGTATGTAAACCATGTGTTCTACAAGCAGAACGACGGTTTCATGGTCCTGTATAACTTCTTCCTCGACGCGCTGATGCAGAAGGTCGGCGTAGTCAAGCACTACTGGGAAGACATCGAGCGGACCAGCACCGAAAGCTACGAGAACCTGACCGACGCCGAGTATAACCTGCTGTTGCAGGACGAAGACCTAGACCTGCAAGAGCACACCGAGACCATCAAGCCTAAAGAGGTCATGGACCCTATGACGGGCCAGATGGTTATGATCGAGGAAATCATCCACGACGCTGTGTTTACCCGCACCTCGTTTGATGGCAAGGTCAGCGTCGAGAACGTACCGCCGGAAGAGTTCCTGATCAACCGAGGAGCAAAGACCCTCAAGGACGCTCGCTTTATCTGCCACCGTTCGCACAAGACCAAAAGCGAACTTCTGGCGATGGGCTTTGACCCAGAGGACATAGATGATTTACCCGCATATGTGGGAGGCGCTGACGACATCACCACCAGCCAAGAATACATGGCGCGTCACGCCTATGACTCGACCGACGTGTATCCTAACCAAGCTGCTGAAGATGCCGAGGCCATTGTCCAAGTATACGAGTCATACTTGAAGCTAGAGGTAGAGGAAGACGGGCCGAGCGTCCTGCACAAGGTAACTCACGCCGGTAACATCATCCTAGACCTAGAGCCTGTCGATACGCTGCCGTTCAGCACAATTTGCCCAATCCCGATCCCACACAAGTTCTACGGGCTGTCGGTCGCTGAGACGGTACAGGATATCCAGTTAATTCGTTCTACCCTGACCCGTAATCTCTTGGACAATATGTATCTGGCTAACAACGGTCGGTTCCAAGTGGTCGAAGGTCAGGTAAACATAGATGACTTGTTGACCAATCGACCAGGCGGCATCGTCCGTACCCGTTCGCCCAACGCGCTACAGCCGATCCAGACACCCAGTCTCCAGCCGTATAGCTTCCAGATGCTGGACTATTGGGACCAGATCAGAACCGGACGTACCGGGGTCAATCCGCAGACGCAGGGCCTATCAGCCGATGTTCTCAAGTCTCACGTCACCGCAGGAGCCGTTCAGGGCGCTCTCAGCAACGCTCAGGGCCGCGTAGAGCTTATAGCTCGCATCTTTGCCGAAACCGGCGTCAGGGACCTGTTTAAGGCCCTTTATAACCTAGTCCAGCGCTACGAAGACCGCAAGAAAATCATCCGCGTACAGAACCAGTATTTTGAAATTGACCCGTCTAGCTGGCGCGAAGACATGGACGTGGACATCGAGGTGGGGATTGGCTACGGCGATCAGGACATTCGCATGAACAACCTGTCCACCTACGCAGGTTTGATCGAAAAAGTGGCCAATCAGGTTCCGGGCATTATCGATCCGATGAACGTCTACAACCTGATGCGCGAGATCGCAGACGAGATGGGCATCAAGAACGTCGATAGCTTTATCTCTCCGCCCTCGACCGAACCGCCGCCGCCGTCTATGCAAGAACAGGCTCTACAGGCACAGGCACAAGCTGTTCTCATGGAGGCTCAAGCGTCTCAGGCCGAAGCACAGGTCAAGGCCAAGGAACTTGAGATCAAAGCAGCCAAGCTCGAACTCGACCGTTTGGAGATCGAGCATAACATGGCTCTCAAACGCGAAGAACTTAAACTCAAGGGTGTCGAACTGGGCTACGAGATGGCCTCGGGACAAAACGTCAAAGCTAACTAGGAACAGGAACTATGGCTTATCAAAACACCAGCGCCTCTCGCATCATCAGCAGCGAGAACATTACATCGACGGGTACCAGCGCCCAGAGCGGACGTGCTCCCTTCGGTTGCACCGTGGCTCGCATCGCCACCTCTGCCAACGTGAACATCGTCATTGGCCCTAACCCTACGGCCACTGCCGCTGGCACCTTGATCGAACCTGCCGACGCAGCGTACTTTGTGATCAAGGGTGACACTTCGGGGGCGGCTACCGACGGCGAGAAGATCGCGTCCATCGGCACGGCCACGGTAAACGTGACCTGGCTGGAGGGCTAGTCGATGGCTCGCCAGAACCCTTTTGCTTACAGGATTAACTCCAGTACGCGCATTTCTGTTTCTACAGTTTCTGCTCAAAGCTCCACGACGCCTTTTGGCTGCACAGTAGCGCGTATTACGGCTCACGGGACTTCTGGCTCGCCTTTGAATTACTTTAAGATCGGTAAGAACCCCACGGCTACTTCAGACGGTACTTCATCGTATATTCACGAAAACGACATCATGTACGTTACCGTTGACCCCGATTCGTCGCCGGGAGCAGGAGACGGGGATAAAATAGCCGCTGTGTCTTCGTCTGGTACTGCGTACTTATTTGTAGATTGGCTGGAGGGCTAAAGCATGGCAACGAACAAAAAAATCACAGAACTGTCAGAACTGACAGAGGTCGATCTGTCGGACGA